ATGAAAAAGATAGTTGCTATATCATTAATTAGTATTTTTATTGTGTCTGGTTGTGCTGTGCATAATGATGAGACAAGTATCGGTAAATTTGGTCTTGCATATAAAAGTAATATTCAGCGTAAACTCGATAACCAATACTACACCGAAGCCGAAGCTTCTTTAGCCAGGGGCAGAATATCTGGTGCAGAAAATATAGTAAAAAATGATGCAGCCCATTTCTGTGTTACTCAGGGCAAAAAAATGCAGATAGTTGACCTGAAGACAGAAGGTGCAGGATTACATGGCGTCGCTCGTCTGACATTCAAATGTGGAGAGTGAGAATATTTTTTGGTAAGCGTCAAACATGCGCGTTCTGGTTGTGCTTAGCCGGAACCTGTGCGAGCACGATGCCGTTACGTGAAAGGCATCGTGCTATGAAGGGAGATTCTATCGATGTGGTCAATGGAAGACGGTGACCAGGGATAGGGCTTATGCATAAAAAATAAGCCCGTGTAAGGGAGATTTAGGGTGTCACCAGTAGGGGCTTTCAACGGTACAATGCGGGTTTGAGCGGCATAAATTACCACTGAAAGCCCTTAAACGTTACTCTACTGTGGACACTGTGTGGACACTCTCGGCTTCAGTACCACCTCTTAGCGGATTAAGAGAAATGGCGTCCTGAAGGTACTCTGGCGCAAAATGAGCGTAAACCATAGTTTGCTCAATCCGCGTGTGACCTAGTATCCGTTGTAGCGTGATAATACTTCCTCCATTAATCATGAAATGAGTGGCAAAGCTGTGCCTTAGTGCATGTGTGGCTTGCCCCGTTGGCAAATCCGGTTTTATTGCTTTCATTGTTCGTCTGAAGCGAGGGTAATCAGCATCAGGGAATAAAAAACCTCGTTTGTTATCCGCGATCATTTTGGCAACAGCCTCTGAGATCGGGACGGTGCGTGGTTTGTTTGTTTTCGTTTTAACAAACGTGACGCGGTTATGGATGATATTTTCTGCTTTCAAACGAGCTGCTTCTCCCCAACGTGCTCCTGTACTCAGGCAAAGAATCGCAATCTTTTTGTTGTCGCCGTCAAGTGCTGCAAGCAGTAAGGCAATTTCTTCCTGTGTGAGATAGCCTGTTTCTGGTTTTTCCTCCTTAAGCCTCTTTGTCCCTCTGATAGGGTGCTCACCAAAGAATAACTCCGCTTCAATCAGGGCTGTAAACATGCCGCTAATACATGTTAAATCACGATTGATACTCGAAGGTTTAATACCCTGACTTCTTCGGGTGGCGCAGTACTGGCTGATAAGGGATTTCGTGATTTGAAATGCGCATGGGTCATTCGTTATTTTTGTGAAGATTTCAATTTTTCCAAGATTAGATTTCCCATGCTCTTCGTGTTTACCCTTTAAATCCCACCAGATCTGTGTCAGTTCCGACAGACGTCGTTTGTCTGTTGGTTTTGATAGCCATTCTTTATTGTGGTGGTTGTACAACGTGTATTTTTCGAAAGCGACAGCTTCGCTTTTCTTATCAAACTTCCTACGGATGCGTTTTCCGTTACGTCCAGTAGGGCGGATGTCCACTTCATATCGACCATCATCGAGTTTTTTGATTGCCATCAGAAAACCCTCCGAGTGGTACTTTTTTTTGCTACTACTAATCGCTTTTTTCGTGGTGGCTGAAATTTAGCCACCAATAGTAGGCACTTGTGATGAATATATTCACGATAAATTGTTAACCAGTCTTTTGACCGGAGTGGGGCGACGTTGTTTCGTTTTGCCCAAAGTGTGCGAGAGCGGGCGCAATTTGCCCGGCTTCTGGAGCTACCTGATCAGTCATGAACCACAAAGTATATTTAGTAAATCTGGGATGTTGTAAGACCTTCATTATGGCTTCAACTCCAGCGTTTTTTGACCGGCTCTCATAGCTCGAAAGTGAGCTGTAGGCTACACCAGTTAATTCACTGAATTCTTTACGGTTTAACCTTTCAGATTCACGGATTAACTTCAACTTCTCCGAAACGTCTATTGACATAATTACTCCGATTGCGTAATTTCTTGCTGATGGTGTGAAATGTTGTGCTTCTGGAGTTATCCTTTTAGGCAATAATTAGCCATTAGGAGCCATTAGAAGCACTAAGGGAGAATCGTAGCAGATGAATAGACAGCTTGTAAGCGTGACTGATGCCGTGCCTTATCAGGAGTTTGCAAAACTCATTGGTAAAACTCCAAGAGCTGTAAGGGGCATGATTGAGAAAGGGAAATTACCAGTTATTGAGATTACTGACCCTCAGTCAGTATCGGGGCGTGCTGGTGAATATTGGGTATACCTTCCGGCATGGAATAACGGACTAAAACTGGCTTATGAAAGCCGTCCTAAAGAGATTCGTGACGGCTGGTTGATGTGGTTAGGTCTCGGTGAACCACGTTAAGGAGAACCGTATGAATGAGCCTCGTTGTATTGCTCAGTTATTGCGTAACGAAAGCCCCAGGGCGATTGACTTCACCATCACCCACGGTAAGGGGCGTAAGGGAATCATTATCCGCACCAAAAAACAGAGTCCGTTAAAAAAGGCTCTGACCTTTCTGAAAAGCCGGAGGGTCTGGAAATGACAGTGATGACGCTTAATCTCGTTGAAAAACAGCCAGCAGCTATGCGCCGGATAATTGGTAAGCATCTGGCCGTCCCTCGCTGGCAGGAGACATGCGATTATTATAATCAGATGATGGAACGCGAACGGCTAACGGTTTGCTTCCATGCGCAGTTAAAACAGCGTCACGCAACGATGCGTTTTGAAGAAATGAACGACGTCGAACGTGAACGGCTGGTTTGTGCAATTGATGAACTGCGTGGGGCATTCTCAAAACGCCGTCAGGTCGGTGCAAGTGAGTATGCATATATTAGCTTTTTAACTGTCAGTCAGCGCCGTACTTTATTTATGCATGCCGGATTGACTGAAAAAGAATTCAACCAGCCATACTGGCGAATTAATGAAGAATCATGTTACTGGCGTGATGCCTTATTCCGTGCATTACGTGAATTATTCAGCCTGTTTGAGTATGCACCGACAATTCTGACGTCGGTAAAACCAGAGCAATATCTGCATTAAGTAATTAACCAGAGTTTTTAACGCACTTAATTGTGCGGGGCTTCTTTTTGCCTGGAGAAAGTCATGCATACAGTTTCTGAAAATCAGTGCGGTAAATACGCATTACTGCTGCAACAGGCCAGAACCGAAGCACAGGCCGACGCAGCGACGCGCTTTTCTTCTCATCTTGACGCCATGATTCGCCACATCACAAAGGCGGAGTTATCCCGCGTGGAGATAGTCGAGCTGCTCAGTCAGGAGTCGGAAAAATTTCACAATATCGGATTGTCTCGCGGGGAGGTGCTTTGATGTCCTGTTCTCGTTCAGTTGTATTACTGAATAACGCCTTAAAAATCGCCGTTATGAAAAATGGCGATTTATCTCTTATTCAACTTGGTCTTGATAAAGAAAAACGCGAAATAACTGAGTCTGTTATCGCGATTTATCAGAACGAATTAAATCTCCTGTCTGATGTGGTCAATTTACTTGTTAAACGCGCTGTATTTCACAAGCAAATCTCCTCCGTGGATGAACTGACGAAATTAACGACAGAAATCGCCAGCTATTGCGCTGATGAATTTAAAAAACTGAACGACAAAAGGAACTGGTAATGCCGGACAACGTAGATTTTATTCAGGAACAACAGGCTGAATTACTGGAGCGCCAGATTAACGCGGCAAGGGTAAAACATTGCGGTGCTTCTGCGCTGGTTTGCGAAGAGTGTGACGCGCCAATACCTGCTGCCCGTCGTGCGGCTTATCCGTCAGCCACGCGTTGTGTTTCCTGTCAGGCAGTCTTTGAAGCAAAAAACAAACATTACCGGAGAACGGCATGAGTATTCGTATTGAAATTGGCGAACGTTATGTCGTTACCAGTGACAGCTTTCAGTTTATTCTCCACGAGAAAAAGAGAGCGGAAAGCGGTAAAAACGCCGGTCAGGAATGGCTGGCGGTGGTTGGTTATTACCCGAAATTAAGCCAGCTCGTTTCCGGCCTGATGCATCACGATATTCTGACCGGAAGCGCAAAGTCTTTTGCTGATTTAAACGCGCAGGTTGAGCAACTCAGCAAGCGTTGTTCAGAGGCTTTTGGCTCATATGACCGTTAAAGCCTCCGGGCATTTTGTCCCTCCGTCAGTATTTGCCGCAGGCACCGGTGAGACGTTTACCGGTGCTTATGCATGGAACGCGCCACGCGAGGCCGTCGGGCGCGAAAGACCCCTTACACGTGACGAGATGCGTCAGGTGCAAGGTGTTTTATCCACGATTAACCGCCTGCCTTACTTTTTGCGCTCGCTGTTTACTTCACGCTATGACTACATCCGGCGCAATAAAAGCCCGGTGCACGGGTTTTATTTCCTCACATCCACTTTTCAGCGTCGTTTATGGCCGCGCATTGAGCGTGTGAATCAGCGCCATGAAATGAACACCGACGCGTCGTTGCTGTTTCTGGCAGAGCGTGACCACTATGCGCGCCTGCCGGGAATGAATGACAAGGAGCTGAAAAAGTTTGCCGCCCGTATCTCATCGCAGCTTTTCATGATGTATGAGGAACTCAGCGATGCCTGGGTGGATGCACATGGCGAAAAAGAATCGCTGTTTACGGATGAGGCGCAGGCTCACCTCTATGGTCATGTTGCTGGCGCTGCACGTGCTTTCAATATTTCCCCGCTTTACTGGAAAAAATACCGTAAAGGACAGATGACCACGAGGCAGGCATATTCTGCCATTGCCCGTCTGTTTAACGATGAGTGGTGGACTCATCAGCTCAAAGGCCAGCGTATGCGCTGGCATGAGGCGTTACTGATTGCTGTCGGGGAGGTGAATAAAGACCGTTCTCCTTATGCCAGTAAACATGCCATTCGTGATGTGCGTGCACGCCGCCAGGCAAATCTGGAATTTCTTAAATCGTGTGACCTTGAAAACAGGGAAACCGGCGAGCGCATCGACCTTATCAGTAAGGTGATGGGCAGTATTTCTAATCCTGAAATTCGCCGGATGGAGCTGATGAACACCATTGCCGGTATTGAGCGTTACGCCGCCGCAGAGGGTGATGTGGGGATGTTTATCACGCTTACCGCGCCGTCAAAGTATCACCCGACACGTCAGGTCGGAAAAGGCGAAAGTAAAACCGTCCAGCTAAATCACGGCTGGAACGATGAGGCATTTAATCCAAAGGATGCGCAACGTTATCTCTGCCATATCTGGAGCCTGATGCGCACGGCATTCAAGGATAATGATTTACAGGTCTACGGTTTGCGTGTCGTCGAGCCACACCACGACGGAACGCCGCACTGGCATATGATGCTTTTTTGTAATCCACGCCAGCGTAACCAGATTATCGAAATTATGCGTCGCTATGCGCTCAAAGAGGATGGCGACGAAAGAGGAGCCGCGCGAAACCGTTTTCAGGCAAAACACCTTAACCAGGGCGGTGCTGCGGGGTATATCGCGAAATACATCTCAAAAAACATCGATGGCTATGCACTGGATGGTCAGCTCGATAACGATACCGGCAGACCGCTGAAAGACACGGCTGCGGCTGTTACCGCATGGGCGTCAACGTGGCGCATCCCACAATTTAAAACGGTTGGTCTGCCGACAATGGGGGCTTACCGTGAACTACGAAAATTGCCTCGCGGCGTCAGCATTGCTGATGAGTTTGACGAGCGCGTCGAGGCTGCACGCGCCGCCGCAGACAGTGGTGATTTTGCGTTGTATATCAGCGCGCAGGGTGGGGCAAATGTCCCGCGCGATTGTCAGACTGTCAGGGTCGCCCGTAGTCCGTCGGATGAAGTTAACGAGTACGAGGAAGAAGTCGAGAGAGTGGTCGGCATTTACGCGCCGCATCTCGGCGCGCGTCATATTCATATCACCAGAACGACGGACTGGCGCATTGTGCCGAAAGTTCCGGTCGTTGAGCCTTTGACTTTAAAAAGCGGCATCGCCGCGCCTCGGAGTCCTGTCAATAACTGTGGAAAGCTCACCGGTGGTGATACTTCGTTACCGGCTCCCACGCCTTCTGAGCACGCCGCAGCAGTGCTTAATCTGGTTGATGACGGTGTTATCGAATGGAATGACCCGGAGGTCGTGAGGGCGCTCAGAGGTGCACTAAAACACGGTCTAAGGACACAAAATTATCTGCGAGACACAGCTCGCTCCCTAGATTCATGTTTACTCATGATTGGTGATTTTATATAAAAGCGGGGAGTGGTCTTCAAAATGCTCCTGTAGCATTACGTGTAGACTTATAATAGAAATTATATACAAATCAATAAGTTATTTTTGTTTTGTATTATGTGTTGATGCTTTGGTTTCATAATGTAAAAATTATCAGAAATTCTCTGCTTGTAGTTTCGTCATATAACGAAAGGGATTGCTTAATGTTTAATTCTTATACTGAATTTGTAAAGTCTTTGGTATTGGATATTCGGAAAGGTAAAGACGTTAGTTTTCTTCTGGGGTCAGCCGTGAGTTGCTCGCCGGAGGGGAATGGGGTACCGGGCGTTTCAGGGATGAATGATATTCTGCGGCAATATATGATTGATTTAGATATTTATGATGGCTTTGAAAGTAACATAATCGGTTTAAGTGAAACTGATAAATATCAAAAAAGTTTCGAATACCTTTTGAAGGTAGGTGATCAAGATGAAGTTAAAGAAATAATGGCTCTTGCAATGAATAATGCAAGGAGCGGCGACAAATGGTTAATTACTAAATCACTTGATGATTTTTCAAGGCTTATTTCAGAAACTAGCATTAAAGTAAAATGCATACTTACAACAAATTTTGATCCATTGATTGAAGAGGCATTGTTTAGAGTAAATAGAAATTGTAATGTACATAATCTTATTGTAGATCAACCAATTGGTAGCGTTACCAGCTATTCAGGCGAATCCATTCCCGTAGTGCATTTACATGGAGTTTGGGATGGAGATACTATGCATACTCAAACTCAGCTTTCTTCATTGAGGAAAAAAATTGAGTTGTCAATAAAAAATATATTGGATACAAGTAAATTATATGTTATTGGATATGCAGGTTGGGATGATGTTTTTCTACAGGCGTTAAGAAACATCGTCCATGAGTTTCAGCCAAGTTATAATGTTAGATGGGGTTTTTATAAAAACTCAATTGATGATGTGAGTAAAGAACATTCACGATTGATTGAAATTATTCAACCAGCGCTTGTTAATGCTCGTTTTCAAGGATATGTTGGGGTTGACTGTAATACATACTTTGAAGATGCTTTGGCTGAGATTAGTAAAAAAAAACAATTAAGTAAGTTTGTTGTAAAAAAAACTGGATTACAGCCGATAACAGAAAGCATAGTTATTTCGCTGAGACCCTATAACCTTTCAGTTGAGCCTGCGCATGATATAATTAGATTAGTAGAGCAAAAAAAAGCCACTGATTATTTAAATAATAACAATCATTTTGAGCTTGTTTCTGGTTGGGGATACGGAAAAGCAGGTTTTTTATATTCTTTTATTCATGATGAATTTTATGATTTCACATGTTATTATAGTGATGTCAATGGATTGACTGAATCTCGTGATATTGAAGTTAAAATAAAACAGGATATCGGTATCGATATTGCAACCTTCATATCTAATAATGGATTAGGAAAGCGGATTTTAATTCTTGATAACATAGCCAGACTTCCTCCATCAACTAAAGCTTTCTTTTCTGAGATTGCGAAATTATCATCAGATCTTAGTTCTGGTGTGAAAGTTATTTTTGTATCAGCGACATGTAACGGGATATGCTCTGGTATAGTGGAATTACAGCCTTTATCTTTAGATGATATAAAGGAGTATATTAAAGTTGGCACTGATATTACTGAAATAAAAAGAGAGAAACTTGATAGGTTGTATGAAATAACAAATGGAATACCTTTAAAATTAGATAAGGTTAAAGAGTATTATGAGTTAATGTCATTTGATGAAGTCCTTGATGCAGGGAATATTGTTGTTTCGGCAGAGGGAACAAATACGGACATTCCACACTACATATCCAAGCAAATAAACGAGATTAGAAGTGATAATAGAAAACTATATTCATTACTATGCATTTTCTCTATGCTTGAATATGGGGAGAAATTGACAAATATTCGCTCTTATTATTCATCGTATGATTTTCATTTTGATGATTTCGCAAAACTAGAAAGATATGGTCTGATTTATACAATTACAAAGGATAATTATAAAATATTAAGGATATCACCAGTTGTTAGTGATTTTGTAAAGCAGGGTATGGATCCTAACCAACGGTATGAACTTGTAAAAAAATCCCTAGGACTTTGTATCGGTAGCGATTGGATGTCAGGGAAAGTGAGAGTCTCTCCTACAGTGAAGATGATGCTTGAAAGCACGGAGTTTTATCCTGGAAATGTCCATTCAGCTATTAGTTCATACTTTTCATTAATAGATATTAATAATTATGATCGAGAAGTCAAATCATTAATACATGTTTCTATAGGATATTGCATCTTTTTAAAGAGTGCATGTTACTATAAAGAACTCGTCGCATTTTCTCGGATGCTTTATTCTAATATTTCTCATTTGGATATTCTTGATAAATTTAGGGCTGCGTATTTTTTGGCTACAAGTTTAAGAATGATTGATGAGGTTGAACAAAGTGTTGAATTTATTGAGCCTTTAAGTGATGAGTTCGAGGCAAAAGAGTTTTGTCAAAAGGAATATTATTTTAAAATGCTTGATAATATTATGATGGCATGCTCTGAATATAATGATGAAAAAGCACGAAAATACGCAATAAAATTAAAAAAGATAGCTCCAAAGTCTTCTAGTTATTATATCAATGCTGAAGTTCATTTGGCTGACGAATTGTCTCATGGTAAAAGGGTTAATAAGCTTATTTCTCTCGAGAAAAAGTCCCGAGCTGCTGGGTATAACACGCTGGCTAATAATATTAGCATTAAACTTCATTATTTGTTTTCTGGTTCATCTTTCAAATATATTGATAATGCCATAAAAAATGAAGGGGGAGTGTATACTAAGGCCAGGGCGTTACTTGTTAAGTATGAAGAGTTGGTACGTTGCGGAGAGTTTGAAAAAATTGATGCGGAGGGGGTGAGGGAATTAAAGGCCGTTTATGATTATTTGTTCTTGCAGCGATTAGATGAGCTTTTTAACAGATGTACCGATGTGTTATGGCAGCTTATGAAAGCGTATCGGGATGTTAATGGCTTATACTACTTATTTAAGCGTGGTTCTGTAATTTGGCGTGTAACCTCATCTTATGATAAAGAGTTAGAATATGCTAAGGAGTTGAATGAGCAACAGTTTGATATCAGTGGAGGAGGTGATGATATGAAATATTTATCAATCAGACTGAGTTTTTTGGCACTAAAGGTGGAGCGAGATAAGTGTCTGATTGATGCTCCAACATTGTAAAGAAAATAGCATGATAGTGCCCTAATTTGCATGCTTACGCCAAATCCATATCGAAACGTCAATGTCAATACTGGCGCGGATTCGGCTAGTTCATGCAACTGCATGAAAACCACCTCATGAAGCGGGCAGGCGAGGCGGGGAAAGCACTGCGCGCTGGCGGTGGTGCTGATTTTATTTTTTCAGCGTCTGAGCGCGTCGTGGCGGCGTTTAGATTTTGCGCCGGGGCGTTGCTGTGTCTGCGGGCTGTTTTGTGCGGTGGTGAGCGTGTGAGGGCGTGATGACTGGGTGTAAAAAAGCCGCCCGCAGGCGGCGATGTTCAGCCGTTGTCAGTGTCCAGTGAGTAGTTTTTAAAGCGGATGACCTCCTGACCGAGCCAGCCGTTTATCTCGCGGATCCTGTCCTGTAACGGGATAAGCTCATTGCGGACAAAGACCTTTGCCACTTTCTCAATATCACCCAGCGACCCGACGTTCTCCGGCTTGCCGCCCATCAACTGAAAGGGGATGCGGTGCGCGTCCAGCAGGTCAGCGGCGCTGGCTTTTTTGATATTAAAAAAATCGTCCTTCGTTGCCACTTCACTGAGCGGGATAATTTTAATGCCGTCGGCTTTTCCCTGCGGGGCATAGAGAAACAGATTTTTAAAGTTGTTGCGGCCTTTCGACTTGACCATGTTTTCGCGAAGCATTTCGATATCGTTGCGATCCTGCACGGCATCAGTGACGTACATGATGTATCCGGCATGTGCGCCGTTTTCGTAATACTTGCGGCGGAACAGCGTGGCTGACTCATTCAGCCAGGCAGAGTTAAGGGCGCTGAGATATTCCGGCATGCCGTACAGCTCCTGATTAATATCCGGCTCCAGCAGATGAAACACGGAGCCGGGCGCGAAAGGTGTCGGCTCGTTGAAGGACGGCACCCACCAGTAAACATCCTCCTCCACGCCACGGCGGGTATATTTTGCCGGTGAGGTTTCCAGTCTGATGACCTTACCGGTGGTGCTGTAACGCTTTTCCAGAAACGCATTACCGAACACCAGAAAATCCAGCACAAAACGGCTGAAATCCTGCTGGGAAAGCCACGGGTGCGGGATAAACGTTGAAGCCAGAATATTACGTTTGACGTAAATCGGTGAGCTGTGATGCACGGCAGCACGCAGGCTTTTTGCCAGACCGGTAAAGCTGACCGGCGGCTCATACCATCTGCCGTTACTGATACATTCGACGTAATCCAGAATGTCACGGCGGTCGAGCACCGGCACCGGCTCACCAAAGGTGAATGCCTCCATTTTCGGGGCGCTGGCGGTCATTTTTTTTGCCGCAGGTTGCGGTGTTTTCCCTTTTTTCTTGCTCATCAGTAAAACTCCAGAATGGTGGATGTCAGCGGGGTGCTGATACCGGCGGTGAGTGGCTCATTTAACAGGGCGTGCATGGTCGCCCAGGCGAGGTCGGCGTGGCTGGCTTCCTCGCTGCGGCTGGCCTCATAGGTGGCACTGCGTCCGCTGCTGGTCATGGTCTTGCGGATAGCCATAAACGAGCTGGTGATGTCGGTGGCGCTGACGTCGTATTCCAGACAGCCACGGCGGATAACGTCTTTTGCCTTGAGCACCATTGCGGTTTTCATTTCCGGCGTGTAGCGGATGTCGCGCGCGGCGGGATAGAACGAGCGCACGAGCTGGAACACGCCGACACCGAGGCCGGTGGCATCAATACCGATGTATTCGACGTTGTATTTTTCGGTGAGTTTGCGGATGGATTCAGCCTGAGTGGCAAAGTCCATGCCTTTCCACTGGTGACGCTCAAGTATTCTGAATTTGCCACCGGCCACCACCGGCGGTGCCAGCACCACGCATCCGGCACTGTCGCCACGGTGTGACGGGTCGTAACCAATCCATACCGGGCGGGAGCCGAACGGATTCGCGGCAAACGGCGCATAGTCTTCCCATTCTTCCAGCGTGTCGACCATGCAGCGTTGCAGCTCCTCGAACGGGAACACCGATGCCTTGTCGTCAACAAATTCACACATGAACAGGTTTTTAAAATCGTCGGCGCTGTTTTCGCGTTTGAGCTGCTCAATGTCGAACAATGTGCAGCCGCCTTTCAGGGCGTCCTCAATGGTGACAATCTGCCGCCACTGGCCGTCCGCACAGAGAAGACCACCGGCAAGGGCGTTATGACTGACGTCGATTTCCACGCGTTCGGCGGCGCTGGCGCGTCCCCGGTTGAACAGTTCACCCGACCAGAACGGGTAGGCGTCGTGCGCCAGCGTGGACGGGGTGGAGAAATAGGTCGAGCGCAGGTGACTCTGTGAGGCCATACCTGATGCCACCTTACGCAGTACCTGAAAATTCGGGATCCAGAAAATCTCGTCGACGTACAGGTCGCCGTTATGGCTCTGCGCGGTGTTGGAGTTGGTGCCGAGAAAAATCAGTTTTGCGCCGTTATTGCCCAGGACAATCGGGTCACCAGTCAGGTCAACGTCAACCAGCCGGGCAAAGGCGATGATGTATTCGCGGAACACATACGCCTGCGTTTTACTGGCCGACAGAAAAATCTGGTTATGGCCGGTTTTCAGGGCGCGCAGCAGCGCCTCACGGGAAAAATAAAACGTCGCGCCAATCTGACGGGATTTCAGGATATCGCGGATGCGGTGCTCAAGCCCGGCGCGATACCAGTGCAACTGATAGTCGAAAGACTGCTCAAAGAAAATCTGCTCCAGCTTTTCGATGGCCTCGTCACTGAAAAAATTCTTTTTCGGTTTGCGCCGCCCGCCTTTGTTGCGGTTAGCGACGTTCGGATTAAGGTCTGCCTCGTTGCCGGTCTGGCTGTAGCGATTTACCCGTGCCAGTCGTTCAATCTGGCGTCCCAGCAGGTCAATTTCCTTGAAGTCACCGCCGGTTTTCTGCGGTTTGATGATGAGCTGGGTCAGCCGCGCTTCCAGGCTCATTTCGACACGGCTGATGGGGGCAACGTTGTCCCAGCCGTCGCGCTGTTTCCAGCTCTGCACCGTCGGGCGTTTCATCTGCAACATGGCGGCAATCTGCGGCACGGAAAACCCCTGCCAGTACAGCAGCGCCGCCTGACGACGCGGGTCGTGTAAAAGAGTGGTGTCTGTGGTGATGGTCATGAATACCTCGCCGTGATGAATACACGGCAAGGCTACTGAGTCGCGTCCCGCGATTCGCTAAGGTGCTGTTGTGTCAGTGATAAGCCATCCGGGACTGATGGCGGAGGATGCGCATCGTCGGGAAACTGATGCCGACATGTGACTCCTCTAATCACTATTCAGGACTCCTGACAATGGCAAAAAAAGTCTCAAAATTCTTTCGTATCGGCGTTGAGGGTGACACCTGTGACGGGCGTGTCATCAGTGCGCAGGATATTCAGGAAATGGCCGAAACCTTTGACCCGCGTGTCTATGGTTGCCGCATTAACCTGGAACATCTGCGCGGCATCCTGCCTGACGGTATTTTTAAACGTTATGGCGATGTGGCCGAACTGAAGGCCGAAAAGATTGACGATGATTCGGCGCTGAAAGGCAAATGGGCGCTGTTTGCGAAAATCACCCCGACCGATGACCTTATCGCGATGAACAAGGCCGCGCAGAAGGTCTACACCTCAATGGAAATTCAGCCGAACTTTGCCAACACCGGCAAATGTTATCTGGTGGGGCTGGCCGTCACCGATGACCCGGCAAGCCTCGGCACGGAATACCTGGAATTCTGCCGCACGGCAAAACACAACCCCCTGAACCGCTTCAAATTAAGCCCTGAAAACCTGATTTCAGTGGCAACGCCTGTTGAGCTGGAATTTGAAGACCTGCCTGAAACCGTGTTCACCGCCCTGACCGAAAAGGTGAAATCCATTTTTGGCCGCAAACAGGCCAGCGATGACGCCCGTCTGAATGACGTGCATGAAGCGGTGACCGCTGTCGCTGAACATGTGCAGGAAAAACTGAGCGCCACTGAGCAGCGCCTCGCTGAGATGGAAACTGCCTTTTCCGCTCTTAAGCAGGAGGTGACTGACAGGGCGGATGAAACCAGCCAGGCATTCACCCGCCTGAAAAACAGTCTTGACCACACCGAAAGTCTGACCCAGCAGCGCCGCAGCAAGGCCACCGGTGGTGGCGGTGACGCCCTGATGACGAACTGCTGACCGGCGTCAGTCAGTCCGGGAAAACCTTCACGATTAACCCTTAATTTCAGGAAAAACTATGCGCCAGGAAACCCGCTTTAAATTTAATGCCTACCTGTCCCGTGTTGCCGAACTGAACGGCATCGACGCCGGTGATGTGTCGAAAAAATTCACCGTTGAACCGTCGGTCACCCAGACCCTGATGAACACCATGCAGGAGTCCTCTGATTTTCTGACCCGCATCAACATTGTGCCGGTCAGCGAAATGAAAGGGGAAAAAATTGGCATCGGTGTCACCGGCTCCATCGCCAGCACCACCGACACCGCCGGTGGCACCGAACGTCAGCCGAAGGACTTCTCGAAGCTGGCGTCAAACAAGTACGAATGCGACCAGATTAACTTCGATTTTTATATCCGCTACAAAACGCTGGACCTGTGGGCGCGTTATCAGGATTTCCAGCTCCGTATCCGTAACGCCATTATCAAGCGTCAGTCCCTTGATTTCATCATGGCCGGTTTTAACGGCGTGAAGCGTGCCGAAACCTCTGACCGCAGCAGTAACCAGATGCTGCAGGATGTGGCGGTCGGCTGGCTGCAGAAATACCGCAATGAAGCCCCGGCGCGCGTGATGAGCAAGGTTACTGACGAGGAAGGTCACACGACCTCTGAGGTCATCCGCGTGGGTAAGGGCGGTGATTATGCCAGCCTCGATGCACTGGTGATGGATGCGACCAACAACCTGATTGAGCCGTGGTATCAGGAAGACCCTGACCTTGTGGTGATTGTGGGGCGTCAGCTACTGGCGGACAAGTATTTCCCCATCGTCAACAAGGAGCAGGACAACAGCGAGATGCTGGCCGCTGACGTCATCATCAGCCAGAAACGCATCGGTAACCTGCCGGCGGTACGCGTCCCGTACTTCCCGGCGGATGCGATGCTCATCACGAAGCTGGAAAACCTGTCCATCTACTACATGGATGACAGCCATCGCCGCGTGATTGTGGAAAACCCGAAACTCGACCGCGTGGAGAACTACGAGTCAATGAACATTGATTACGTGGTGGAAGACTACGCCGCCGGTTGTCTGGTGGAAAAAATTAAGGTCGGTGACTTCTCCACACCGACTAAAGTGACCGCAGAGCCGGGAGCGTAACCGATGACGAGTCCCGCACAGCGCCACATGATGCGGGTCTCGGCAGCGATGACCGCGCAGCGGGACGCCGCCCCGCTGCGACATGCAACTGTCTATGAGCAGATGCTGGTCAAGCTGGCCGCAGACCAGCGCACACTGAAAGCGATTTATTCAAAAGAGCTGAAGGCCGCGAAAAAACGCGAACTGCTGCCGTTCTGGTTGCCGTGGGTGAACGGCGTGCTGGAGCAGGGCAAAGGTGCACAGGATGACATTCTGATGACGGTCATGCTGTGGCGTCTGGATACCGGCGATATTGCCGGTGCGCTGGAGATTGCCCGTTATGCCCTGAAGTACGGTCTGACCATGCCGGGTAAACACCGCCGCACCCCGCCGTACATGTTCACCGAGGAGGTGGCGCTCGCGGCCATGCGCGCCCACGCTGCCGGTGAGTCTGTGGATACCCGCCTGCTGACGGAGACCCTTGCACTGACCGCCACGGCAGACATGCCTGATGAAGTGCGCGCAAAGCTGCACAAAATCACCGGTCTGTTTCTGCGTGACGCTGGTGATGCCGCCGGTGCGCTGGCGCACCTGCAACGTGCGACACAGCTCGACTGTCAGGCAGGCGTCAAAAAAGAGATTGAACGACTGGAGCGGGAGCTGAAACCGAAGCCGGAGCCGCAGCCCAAAGCGGCCACCCGCGCCCCGCGTAAGACCCGGAGCGTGACACCGGCAAAACGTGGACGCCCGAAAAAGAAAGCCAGTTAACAACCGAATGCGCCCCGCGCCAGGGCGGCACGCCGGTCAGTGAGGGTGAATCACCTGACACTGCACCGGCGTCCACCGCCCGACTTTTCAGAGGTAGTCATGATGACGCTGATTATTCCGCGAAAGGAGGCTCCCGTGTCCGGTGAGGGTACGGTGGTCATCCCGCAACCGGCAGGCGACGAGCCGGTGATTAAAAACACGTTCTTTTTTCCCGATATCGACCCGAAGCGCGTCCGGGAACGTATGCGCCTTGAGCAGACTGTCGCCCCCGCCCGTCTGCGTGAGGCCATCAAGTCAGGCATGGCGGAGACGAATGCGGAGCTGTACGAGTACCGCGAACAGAAAATTGCTGCCGGTTTTTCGCGTCTGGCTGACGTCCCGGCGGACGACATCGACGGTGAAAGCATCAAAGTTTTTTACTACGAGCGCGCCGTGTGTGCGATGGCGACCGCGTCGCTTTATGAGCGTTATCGCGGCGTGGATGCCAGTGCGAAAGGCGACAAGAAGGCCGACAGCATTGACAGCACCATTGATGAACTGTGGCGGGATATGCGCTGGGCAGTGGCGCGCATCCAGGACAAGCCGCGCTGCATCGTGAGTCAAATCTGATGAAGACCTTTGCGCTACAGGGCGACACGCTCGACGCCATTTGTGTCCGGTATTACGGGCGCACTGAGGGCGTGGTTGAGACCGTGCTCGCCGCAAATCCGGGACTGGCTGAACTGGGTGCGGTGCTGCCACACGGCACCGCCGTCGAACTGCCCGACGTTCAGACCGCGCCCGTGGCTGAAACTGTCAATCTGTGGGAGTAACGCATGACAGCAGAAGAAAAAAGCGTCCTGTCGCTTTTCATGATTGGGGTGCTGATTGTTGTCGGCAAGGTGCTTGCCGGTGGTGAACCCATCACCCCGCGTCTGTTTATCGGGCGCATGTTGCTCGGTGGTTTTGTCTCGATGGTTGCCGGTGTTGTTCTGGTGCAGTTTCCTGACCTGTCACTGCCTGCGGTGTGCGGTATCGGCTCCATGCTGGGTATCGCCGGTTATCAGGTGATTGAGATTGCCATTCAGCGCCGTTTTAAGGGCAGGGGGAAACAGTAATGCCGGTAATTAACACGCATCAGAATATCGCGGCCTTTCTCGACATGCTGGCAGTGTCCGAAGGGACGGCGAATCATCCGCTGACGAAAAACCGGGGCTATGACGTGATAGTCACCGGACTGGACGGGAAGCCGGAAATTTTCACCGACTACAGTGACCACCCGTTCGCACATGGCCGACCGGCGAAGGTGTTTAACCGTCGCGGTGAAAAATCCACGGCCTCCGGTCGCTATCAGCAACTTTACCTGTTCTGGCCGCATTACCGCAAACAGCTTGCCCTGCCGGATTTCAGTCCGTTGTCACAGGACAGACTTGCCATTCAGTTGATCCGCGAACGCGGTGCACTGGATGACATCCGGGCGGGACGCATTGAGCGCGCCATTTCACGCTGTCGCAATATCTGGGCGTCCCTGCCGGGTGCCGGTTACGGTCAGCGTGAGCATTCACTGGAAAAACTGGTCACCGTCTGGCGTACCGCTGGCGGCGTACCGGCTTAAACGGAGTAAACACCATGAAGAAATTATCCCTTTCACTGATGCTGAACGTGTCGCTGGCGCTGATGCTGGCACTGTCCCTGATTTATCCGCAGAGCGTGGCCGTCAGTTTTGTCGCTGCCTGGGCGATTCTGGCGACGGTTATCTGTGTGGTTGCCGGTGGTGTCGGCGTGTATGCCACGGAGTATGTACTGGAACGCTACGGGCGGGAGCTGCCGCCGGAATCGCTGGCCGTGAAGATTGTCACGTCGCTGTTTTTGCAGCCGGTGACGTGGTGCAGACGGGCGGTGGGTCTGGTGGTGATGGTGGCGACGTTTATCTCGCTGGTCGCTGCCGGGTGGATTTTTACCGCGCTGATTTATCTTGTGGCGTCGCTGTTTTTCCGGCTGATACGTAAAGCCTGTCGTCAGCGTCTTGAAGGGCGGGAATTATGTCAAAGCTGATGATTGTGCTGGTCGTGTTGTTATCGCTGGCGGTGGCGGGGCTGTTTCTGGCGAAGCATGAAAACGCCAGCCTGCGCGCCTCGCTGGACAGGGCGAACAACGTCGCCAGCGGGCAGCAGACGACCATCACCATGCTGAAAAATCAGCTTCATGTTGCCCTCACCAGAGCAGACAAAAACGAGCTGGCGCAGGTGGCACTGCGTCAGGAGCTGGAGAACGCCGCGAAGCGTGAAGCACAGCGCGAGAAAACCATCACGAGGTTACTTAATGAAAACGAAGATTTTCGCCGCTGGTACGGCGCTGGCCTGCCTGATGCTGTGCGCCGGTTGCACCAGCGCCCGGCCTGCGCCGACGCCAGTGATTGTCCACAACGCCTGCCCGAAAGTGAGTCTTTGCCCGATGCCGGGCAGTGACCCGGAGACGAACGGCGATTTAAGTGCCGATATCCGGCAGCTTGAGAACGCGCTGGCACGCTGTGCCAGCCAGGTAAAAATGATTAAACACTGTCAGGACGAAAACGATGCTCAAACCCGACAGCCTGCGCAGGGCGCTGACTGATGCCGTCACGGTGCTGAAAACCAGTCCAGAGATGCTTCGGATATTCGTGGATAACGGGAGTATTGCCTCCACGCTGGCGACGTCGCTGTCGTTCGAAAAGCGTTACACGCTCAATGTGATTGTGACCGACTTTACCGGTGATTTTGACCTGCTCATCGTGCCGGTGCTGGCGTGGCTGCGGGAAAATCAGCCCGACATCATGACCACTGACGAAGGCCAGAAAAAGGGCTTCACGTTTTATGCAGACATCAACAATGACAGCAGCTTTGATATCAGCATCAGCCTGATGCTGACCGAGCGCACGCTGGTCAGTGAGGTGGACGGCGCACTGCATGTGAAGAACATCCCGGAACCTCCGCCGCCGGAGCCGGTCACCCGCCCGATGGAGCTGTATATCAATGGCGAACTGGTGAGCAAGTGGGATGAATGAGTTTAAGCGTTTTGAAGACCGGCTGACCGGACTGACTGAATCGCTGTCACCGTCAGGGCGTCGGCGACTGAGTGCCGAACTGGCGAAACGTCTGCGGCAGAGTCAGCAGCGTCGGGTGATGGCACAGAAAGCCCCGGACGGCACACCCTACGCGCCACGCCAGCAGCAGAGCGCCAGAAAAAAGACTGGTCGTGTTAAGCGAAAAATGTTTGCGAAACTTATCACCAGTCGTTTTTTGCATATCCGTGCCAGCCCGGAGCAGGCATCAATGGAATTTTACGGCGGGAAGTCACCGAAAATCGCCAGTGTGCATCAGTTCGGTCTGTCGGAAGAAACCCGGAAAGACGGTAAGAAAATTGATTATCCGGCGCGTCCTCTGCTCGGCTTTACCGGTGAGGATGTGCAGATGATTGAAGAGATTATCCTCGCTCACCTCGACCGTTAGTTGTGCCATTCCCGACACCTCATCGTCACATTGCCGCCGGTATGACCCGGCGGCATCCTTCCCGTTATGAACACTCTCGCAAATATTCAGGAACTCGCGCGCGCACTGCGCAACATGATCCGCACCGGCATTATCGTTGAAACCAACCTTAACGCCGGTCGCTGCCGTGTGCAGACCGGCGGCATGTGCACCGACTGGCTTCAGTGGCTGACCCATCGCGCCGGACGTTCGCGCACATGGTGGGCACCTTCCGTGGGGGAACAGGTGCTGATTCTGGCCGTGGGCGGTGAACTCGACACGGCGTTCGTTCTGCCGGGGATTTATTCCGGCGATAACCCTGCGCCGTCTGCGTCGGCTGATGCCCTGCATATCCGTTTCCCTGACGGGGCGGTGATTGAGTATGAACCCGAAACCAGTGCACTCACGGTAAGCGGAATTAAAACGGCCAGCGTGACGGCTTCTGATTCTGTTACTGCCACGGTACCGGTGGTCACGGTGAAAGCGTCAACCCGTGTCACCCTGGACACACCGGAAGTGGTCTGCACTAACAAACTGACTACCGGCACGCTGGAAGTGCAGAAGGGCGGGACGATGCGCGGCAACATTGAACACACCGGCGGTGAACTCTCATCAAACGGTAAGGTACTGCATACCCATAAACACCCCGGCGACAGCGGCGGCATAACCGGGAGTCCTTTATGACAGCACGTTATCTCGGAATGAATCGCAGTGATGGCCTGACTGTCACTGACCTTGAGCATATCAGCCAGAGTATCGGCGATATCCTGCGCACACCGGTCGGCTCACGGGTGATGCGTCGTGATTACGGCTCGTTGCTGGCATCAATGATTGACCAGCCGCAGACCCCGGCGCTTGAGTTGCAGATTAAGGTTGCCTGTTACATGGCGGTGCTGAAATGGGAACCCCGCGTCACCCTGTCATCCGTCACCACTGAGCGCAGTTTTGACGGGCGAATGACGGTCACGTTAACCGGTCAGCACAACGACACCGGCCAGCCACTTTCGTTAACCATCCCTGTGAGTTGAAACCATGCCGATTATCGACCTGAACCAGCTACCTGCACCGGATGTGGTCGAGGAGCTGGACTTTGAAACCATTCTTGCCGAACGCAAGGCGACACTGATTTCCCTTTACCCGGAAGACCAGCAGGAGGCGGTCGCCCGTACCCTGACGCTGGAATCCGAGCCTCTCGTCAAACTGCTGGAGGAAAATGCGTATCGTGAGCTTCTCTGGCGTCAGCGTGTGAATGAGGCCGCACGGGCGGTGATGCTGGCCTGTGCCGCGGGTAATGACCTTGATGTGATTGGTGCCAATTACAACACCACGCGTCTGACTATCACCCCGGCAGATGATTCGACCATCCCGCCGACACCGGCAGTGATGGAATCTGACACCGATTATCGTCTGCGTATTCAGCAGGCGTTTGAAGGTTTAAGCGTCGCCGGGTCGGTGGGTGCCTATCAGTATCATGGCCGCAGTGCCGACGGGCGTGTCGCGGATATCTCTGTCACCAGTCCGTCTCCGGCCTGCGTCACTATCTCTGTGCTGTCACGTGAAAATAACGGCGTCGCATCCGAAGACCTGCTGGCTGTGGTGCGTAACGCCCTTAATGGCGAGGACGTCAGGCCGGTGGCCGACCGCGTGACCGTGCAGTCTGCCGCCATCGTTGAATACCAGATAAACGCCACGCTTTACCTTTACCCTGGTCCCGAAAGCGAACCCATCCGCGCTGCTGCCGTGAAAAAGCTGGAAGCGTATATCACGGCACAGCACCGGCTGGGGCGCGACATCCGTCTGTCTGCCATTTATGCCGCTTTGCATGTGGAAGGTGTGCAGCGTGTCGAACTGGCTGCACCACTGGCCGACATCGTGCTCAACAGTACGCAGGCGTCTTTCTGTACCGAATACCGCGTCGTGACCGGAGGCTCGGATGAGTGATTCGCGACTGCTGCCGACCGGCTCATCACCGCTTGAGGTCGCCGCCGCAAAAGCCTGTGCGGAAATTGAAAAAACGCCGGTCAGTATTCGTGAGCAGTGGAACCCGGACACCTGTCCGGCAAATCTGCTGCCGTGGCTGGCGTGGGCGTTTTCGGTCGACAGGTGGGATGAAAAGTGGCCGGAAGCGACAAAACGCGCCGTTATCCGCGATGCGTATTTCATCCACTGTCATAAAGGCACAATAGGTGCAATCCGGCGTGTGGTGGAGCCGCTCGGCTATCTCATCAACGTGACGGAGTGGTGGGAAAACAGTGACCCGCCCGGCACCTTCCGGCTTGATATTGGTGTACTGGAAAGCGGCATCACAGAGGCAATGTATCAGGAAATGGAACGGCTGATTGCTGATGCCAAACCTGCAAGCCGCCACCTTATTGGCCTGAACATTACCCGGGACATTCCCGGCTACCTGTTCGCCGGTGGTGTGGCTTACGACGGCGATGTAATTACGGTTTACCCCGGATAAGTGAGGAATAATGAGCACAAAATTCAGAACCGTTATCACCACTGCCGGTGCAGCAAAGCTGGCAGCGGCAACCGCACCGGGAGGGCGGAAGGTCAACATTACCACGATGGCCGTCGGGGATGGCGGTGGTAAATTGCCTGTCCCGGATGCCGGACAGACCGGGCTTATCCACGAAGTCTGGCGACATGCGCTGAACAAAATCAGCCAGGACAAACGAAACAGTAATTATATTATCGCAGAGCTGGTTATTCCGCCGGAGGTGGGCGGTTTCTGGATGCGTGAGCTTGGCCTGTACGATGATGCGGGAACGTTAATTGCTGTGGCGAACATGGCCGAAAGTTATAAGCCAGCTCTTGCCGAAGGCTCAGGGCGTTCGCAGACCTGCCGTATGGTCATCATCGTCAGCAGTGTGACCTCAGTGGCGCTGACCATTGACACCACAACGGTGATGGCGACGCAGGATTACGTTGATGACAAAATTGCAGAGCATGAACAGTCACGACGTCACCCGGACGCCTCGCTGACCGCAAAAGGTTTTACTCAGTTAAGCAATGCGACCAACAGCACGTCTGAAACACTGGCCGCAACGCCGAAAGCGGTAAAGGCCGCGTATGATCTTGCTAACGGGAAATACACTGCGCAGGATGCCACCACAGCGCGAAAAGGTCTTGTCCAGCTCAGTAGCGCCACCAACAGCACGTCTGAAACGCTCGCCGCAACACCAAAAGCGGTAAAGGCAGCATATGACCTTGCTAACGGGAAATACACTGCACAGGACGCCACCACAGCGCGAAAAGGTCTTGTCCAGCTCAGTAGCGCCACCAACAGCGATTCTGAAACGCTTGCGGCAACGCCAAAGGCGGTTAAGACAGCGTATGACCTTGCTAACGGGAAATACACTGCACAGGACGCCACCACGGCGCGGAAAGGTCTTGTTCAGCTCAGTAGCGCCACCAACAGTGATTCTGAAACGCTGGCCGCAACATCAAAAGCGGTGAAGTCTGCCTATGACAATGCTGAAAAACGTCTTCAGAAAGATCAGAACGGTGCGGATATTCCGGGAAAGGATACCTTCACGAAAAATATCGGTGCCTGTCGTGCTTATAGCGGCGCTTTGAGCACTGAAGCCGGAAACTGGACAACCGCTCAGTTTATTGAATGGCTGGATTCCCGTGGTGCATTTAATCATCCGTACTGGATGTGCAAAGGCTCATGGTCATATGCAAATAACAAAATCATTACGGATACCGGATGTGGTGATATCCACCTGGCTGGTTGTGTCGTCGAGGTCATGGGAACTAAATCTGCAATCACTATCCGAGTGACCACGCCGACAACATCAAGTGGTGGCGGTACAACCAGCGCGCAATTCACTTACATTAATCATGGGGACGGCTACTCCCCCGGCTGGCGTCGTGACTGGAATCGTCAGGGCGACTCAATGACCGGAACGATTAATCAGGATGGCGGAAGCCAGAATGCCTATATGTCTACGGCCTTATGTTCAGGCACCAGAGGCGGCAAAAAATATCTCAGAAAGTTTCGTGGTGGAGAAGGAGACACTATCTGGCATGAAACAGTACAGGGCGGGGTAGTTCGCTGGGCGACTGGTAATACTGATGCTCAGGAAGAATTATCACTCAGCTCCGCTTATGGTCTCCGTTCAAGAGGTGAGATTACATCACTCAGTGCTAATGGTCTGCGCATTGCTTATGGCAATTATGGTTTCTTTATCAGGAATGATGGCAGCAGCACTTATTTTATGTTGACTAAATCAGGTGACAGATTAGGCAGTTATAATAATTTAAGACCGCTGATTATAAATGATGCCACGGGTGCTGTATCAATGGGGCATGGCCTGAATGTTACTGGTGATATTGTCTCAAGTACCAAAGTACGTGCCGGTAGCGGGAAAAAATTCACGGTCAGCAGCAGTAATACATCCACGAAGGAAGCCGCATTCAATTTGTGGGGAAACTCAAGTCGTCCGGTGGTGGCTGAATTAGGTGATGATGCAGGCTGGCATTTTTACAGTCAGAGAAATACAGATAACAGCATCACTTTTGCTGTTAACGGGCAGGTATCACCATCTAACTATGGCAACTTTGATTCACGCTATGTCCGGGATATCCGGCTTGGTGGTGCTGCCACATACAAACCTGCGAACAATGGCATGACATGGACACATCAGGCACCGTCCGGGTGTGTATATTCCGGCATTATTGTTCAGGATACCGGCTCAAACTCTGCCGATAACATTGGTGGCATATATTACAGACCGGTGCAGAAATACATTAACGGGACATGGTATAACGTGGCGCAGGTATAATTTATGCAGCATTTGATAAATATAACGGTGGGTAATCCAAAAACGGTTGAACAATATCAATTGACAAAGGACTTTGATGTTGTCTGGTTTTTTTCAGAAGATGGTAAGAACTGGTACGAAGAACAAAAGTATTTTGCTGATGACACGATAAAAATAGCGTACGACAAAGATAATATTATCCGCTATGTGGAAAAGGATGTGACAGCTATCAGACCAGATGGATTAAGTGTGGTTGAAGTGGCGGATATTACTGCTAACCGACGGGCGGACATTTCAGGGAACTGGATGTTTAAGGACGGCAAAGTGATTAAACGCATTTATACGGCAGAGGAATTGCAGCAGCAGGCAGAAAACCGGAAAGCCAGACTTCTTGCAGATGCTGAATCCGTGATTTTGCCACTGGAGCGCGCTGTCAGGCTGAACATGGCAACAGATGAGGAGCGTAGCCGACTGGAAGCATGGGAACGCTACAGTGTTCTGGTCAGCCGTGTGGATCCTGCAAATCCTGAATGGCCGGAAATGCCGCAATAAGTTGTATAAGCTCTGGTGTGAGATTACATATCTATGGCACAGAGTAAAGCCTAATCTGACAGTCCGCTCTGTGCCAAGAGCGGACGTTACTACTACTCGACCTAAAGTAAAGTAATTGTACTCATTAAATAGTGGTAATTGGGTCTGGTGCTTAATCGAACGAAATCTCATGTTAGGCGAAAAAAACGTCTGAAAAATCGATTAACACATACACCTGTGTACTATGGCCGTTATTCAATTTAAAAGGAACCATTTCCGATATGATTCACTGTCCATAATGTTTTGATTTATTAAAAAAGAGCCTTAGAGTGTGAAACCATTACGTTGAGTGGCGAACACCATTAATAAATTCTGCTTATACTTACAGCATATATTATGTTCACGTCATATAACCATGGCAAATAAGATATTGCACATCAAGCATGATTATGATAGTGATTACAAAAATGAAGAATCTTAGATAAAGGATTAGTAAGTGGTTACATATAATTCAATGTTGTTACCCCCCCCTAAATCTTGGGACGAATTTGAGGATATGTGCAAAAGTTCATTCCAACTGCGATGGTCCAATCCTAATCTGAACAGACATGGACGGTCAGGGCAGCGGCAGGATGGAGTTGATGTATATGGTGATGACTCTCTTGGGCGTTTCGTTGGAATTCAGTGTAAAAATACAGTATCAGGAATCAGTACGGCGACAATCGATGATGAATTACTCAAGGCTGAAAAATTTCGCCCAAAAATTACGGTTCTTTACATCGCTACGACAGCGCCCAGGGATGTTAGCATTCAGCGCTATGTAAGAACACTCAATGATGCCAGACAATTAAAAGGCCTGTTTCCTGTCGATGTGGTTTTCTGGGAGGATATTAGCTTTGATTTAAGCAAAGACCCAGCTGTACTCAAAATGTACTACCCGCAAATGTTCGAACGACACCAACCGACGAGGGAAGAATTTTTGCGCAAGAGAGATATCTCAAATTTGTCGACATTGTTGAATGTTATTGATTTTCATTCAACAATAGACCATTTGCAGTGGGGCGCAAAATACATTCATTCATTAATTATTGAAGAATACGATAATATTTTGAACATTTTAAACTCACCTGTTTTTCAACTGAATGATACAGCTTTAAAGAATGTTACAATTGATTTTGCAACGGCCTGGCGTGATCTAATTATCTTGTTTAGAAAAGCTCCATATAATTATTCAGCACCAAATGATACTTTTAGTTTTATAAATCCCGGTGACCACTGTCGAAATCAGGAGGAAAGCGATTTATACGACGAAATCACGCATAGCATGAGTAATCTCAAAGATAAAATTAGTACTTTTTGTGACTTTATAAATAATCACTACCATGAAATAAACTTAACCGAAACGAGCGCGCAAGCCAGGAAATATTATTAATACTTTTTTCTTAAGGGCTGCACTCATGGCCCTTAACACCGTTAGACTGTCATATTTTGCAATCGATACGCAGTTAGGTACTTTCTTGAAGTCCGTTCCTCGCTCATAGCTGACATTCAGCTCAATTAAATCGTCCACTTCGCTCCAACAGAAGGCGTAGCTAATCATACTGTGTATTAAAGAAAGGAGAAACGATCATGTTGAGTACAAAAAACACGAAAGACCATGATAAGGAAAATATGCGTAGAGTGACTTAGTTTATTGATTTAAATAATATTTATGGGGGTAAGTGCTTTGAATAAAAAAACAAAAATTGAGAAGATTTAGCTAGTGCCAAAATAATTTGGACACCGCCCGTCATCAGACCCGCTACTACACTTATCACCCCAGCCCAAAAAGTTTCAATGAAACAAGATACATATAGTAGTACAACATGGCGGAATAATTTACTCATAGGCTTCTCCTTACTGACGTAATCGTTAAGTAACACGTTGAGGTAACGGATAAATGCGACTATTGGGAGAGCTGTGATGAGAATTGTAGGCATAGGAATCGAACCTATGGATGCACTAGCTAAATTCACTCTTCACGAATTATACAGCATTGTAGTGAGTTTGTAAATACACGCCCCAAAAGTCAATCAGTCCGCTCCATGAATGTTGTGTCAGTACTACTAAAGTTAAACATGCTAAAATAGGTTCCCAATATTCGTGGGTACAATCACTATCTGTGTAACTGGCGGAAGCGCTGGCATAACGACGATGCCTATTCGGGGGGCTTTAATATGGTCCGTTTTAACTTACTAGAAAATGCGTTGGATTCAGTGGAAACCGGGCTGGACTACTTTAACAAAGCGCTAGAAGGGCATGATCGACGTGACTACAAACAGTGCCTGCTTAACCTCTTTCAGGCCGCTGAGCTATTGTTGAAGGCCGTAGTTTCGCGCAATGGGTCTGGAGCGATTTTTAATCCAGCATCGCTTCAAGAAAAATGTGTGGATCCGGCGCATCCAACCGAGTCAGAATTACACCAGTGTAAATCTGTCAACGTCAACCAGCTTTGTAAGCTGTTAAAGACATATTACCCAGCCGAATTTTCTGAATCTGCATTACAAATGATGAAAACGGTGGGTCAGTTGCGTAATAACCTTCAGCATTTTGCCCTTGAGGTTCGTCCGCAAGAACTGGCAATGCAACTGAGTGAACTGTACCAACAAATTTTTCGTCCCGCATTCGTCATAATTCAGTCAGATGAGACCGAAAATTCATGGAACTCTGATTTACGTCAAGACATCATCGCTCTTGAGCAACAATTCCTTGATATAACTGTTAACCAGGAATACACCCTTGCACTTTGTCCCGTTTGTGAGAGTTTTTCACATTTTATCCTTTACCAAGGTGAAAGCTTTCCGGCACGGACTCACTGTATCTGTTGTGGTTTCAGCCTGAATAATCTGCAAACTTGGGATTTTCAGGAATGTCCTGAATGTAGTGTCCCATCCGTAATTTATTTACCGGAACAAAGGGTCGGTGTCTGTCTCTGGTATAAATGTGAATACAGCAAGATGGATGGTTTTGTTCCTATGGAGCCTTGTGAATGTGGTGCATTCCGGATGGAAGGTCATTGCAGTAACTGCGATCTTGAGGAATAGTAAAATCGTCCGATGAGAATGTACAGCAGCCTGGTCGATGATTTCTTGATGAATCGCTGAATTATCCGGTATTACTTGACAACTAAATCGCACATTTCTGTTTCTGGCAATTTGAAAGGTTTACTCTATGCCCCAGAATTCAGCACATACATAAAAACACCATTTCAGAACGCGTCTTGATCCAAAGAACGACTGTATGATAGATAGGCGTCGTCGTGAGGACAGGAATGATCTACCCCCCGTTATTCATACAGAATGCTGTTAGTAATGTCCGCAGATCGCTCAAAGCAGACTGTCAGATTTGATAGCGTTTGGGCTATGTAAGTAGCCAGTTGGAGAATGAGTGAGTGCAAATCAGGACTGGCGGGCGAATTGCCCGCATTTTCTTTATCTGTTGTTTCATCCACTGACCAGCCAGGTCAAATAGCGTCTCATGCACTGCCCAACAGAAAATAGTTGCACCCATTAACCACGGAGTTAAACGGATGAGTGACTATCATCACGGCGTGCAGGTGCTGGAGATTAACGACGGCACCCGCGTCATTTCCACCGTATCCACTGCCATTGTCGGCATGGTCTGCACGGCCAGCGATGCGGATGCGGGAACCTTCCCCCTCAATAAACCTGTGCTGATTACCAATGTGCAGAGCGCAATTGCAAAGGCCGGTAAAAAAGGCACGCTGGCGGCATCGTTGCAGGCCATCGCTGACCAGTCAAAACCGGTCACCGTTGTCGTGCGCGTGGAAGACGGCACCGGCGACGACGAAGAAACGAAACTCGCGCAGACTGTTTCCAATATCATCGGCACCACCGACGAAAACGGTCAGTACACCGGACTGAAAGCCCTGCTGGCGGCGGAGTCGGTAACCGGTGTTAAACCGCGTATTCTCGGTGTGCCGGGACTGGATACCAAAGAGGTGGCTGTTGCACTGGCATCCGTCTGTCAGAAGCTGCGCGCTTTCGGGTATATCAGCGCATGGGGCTGTAAAACCATTTCCGAGGTGAAAGCCTACCGCCAGAATTTCAGCCAGCGTGAGCTGATGGTCATCTGGCCGGATTTCCTCGCATGGGATACGGTCACCAGTACCACCGCCACCGCGTATGCCACCGCCCGTGCGCTGGGGCTGCGCGCTAAAATCGACCAGGAGCAGGGCTGGCATAAAACGCTGTCCAATGTCGGGGTGAACGGTGTTACCGGCATCAGCGCCTCTGTATTCTGGGATTTGCAGGAGTCCGGCACCGATGCTGACCTGCTTAACGAGTCAGGCGTCACAACGCTGATTCGCCGTGACGGTTTCCGATTCTGGGGTAACCGTACCTGCTCTGATGACCCGCTGTTCCTCTTTGAAAACTACACTCGCACCGCGCAGGTGCTGGCCGACACGATGGCTGAGGCGCACATGTGGGCGGTGGACAAGCCCATCACCGCAACGCTGATTCGCGACATCGTTGACGGCATCAATGCCAAATTCCGTGAGCTGAAAACAAACGGCTATATCGTGGATGCGACCTGCTGGTTCAGCGAAGAATCCAACGATGCGGAAACCCTTAAGGCCGGAAAACTGTATATCGACTACGACTATACTCCGGTGCCTCCTCTTGAAAACCTGACCCTGCGCCAGCGTATTACCGATAAATACCTGGCAAATCTGGTCACCTCGGTTAACAGCAATTAAGGAGCCTGACCGATGGCAATGCCGCGCAAACTCAAGTTAATGAACGTCTTTCTGAACGGCTACAGCTATCAGGGCGTTGCAAAGTCCGTCACGCTGCCAAAACTGACCCGTAAGCTCGAAAACTATCGCGGTGCGGGGATGAACGGCAGCGCACCGGTAGACCTCGGCCTTGATGACGATGCGCTGTCAATGGAGTGGTCGCTCGGGGGCTTCCCGGATTCGGTTATCTGGGAGCTTTACGCCGCAACCGGTGTGGATGCCGTGCCGATTCGTTTTGCAGGCTCTTACCAGCGCGACGATACCGGCGAAACGGTGGCCGTCGAGGTGGTCATGCGTGGACGTCAGAAAGAAATCGACACCGGCGAGGGTAAACAGGGAGAAGACACCGAGTCGAAAATCTCCGTGGTCTGCACCTATTTCCGGCTGACGATGGACGGTAAGGAGCTGGTCGAAATCGACACCATCAACATGATTGAGAAGGTGAACGGCGTCGACCGGCTGGAGCAACACCGCTGCAATATCGGCCTGTGATTTTCATACGGTCAGCCAGGCTGACCGGTTAACCCCGATTCAGAAGTGAGAAAACCATGGACAAAGAAAATGTCATTACCCTGGAAAATCCGGTCAAACGTGGTGAGCAGGTTATCGAACAGGTCACGCTGATGAAACCCAGTGCCGGGACGCTGCGCGGTGTCAGTCTGGCTGCGGTCGCAAACTCCGAAGTCGATGCACTGATTAAAGTGCTGCCGCGCATGACGGCACCGATGCTGACCGAGCAGGAAGTCGCCGCGCTGGAACTGCCTGACCTTGTGGCGCTGGCCGGTAAGGTGGTCGGTTTTTTGTCGCCGAACTCGGTGCAGTAACGTTTCCTAAAAATCTGTCGGTCGATGACCTGATGGCGGATGTGGCAGTGATATTTCACTGGCCGCCATCAGAACTGTATCCCATGAGTCTGACCGAACTCATCACATGGCGCGAAAAGGCGCTCCGGCGAAGCGGAAACACGAATGAGTAACAATGTAAAATTACAGGTATTGCTCAGGGCTGTTGACCAGGCATCCCGCCCGTTTAAATCCATCCGCACAGCGAGCAAATCGCTGTCGGGGGATATCCGGGAAACACAAAAATCACTGCGCGAGCTGAACGGTCAGGCATCCCGTATTGAGGGATTCCGCAAGACCAGTGCACAGCTCGCCGTGACTGGTCATGCACTTGAAAAGGCACGGCAGGAGGCCGAAGCCCTTGCCACACAGTTTAAAAACACCGAGCGTCCGACCCGTGCTCAGGCGAAAGTGCTGGAATCCGCAAAGCGAGCAGCGGAGGACTTACAGGCGAAATATAACCGCCTGACGGATTCCGTTAAACGCCAGCAGCGGGAACTGGCTGCTGTGGGAATTAATACCCGCAATCTTGCACATGATGAGCAGGGGCTGAAAAACCGTATCAGTGAAACCACCGCGCAGCTTAACCGGCAGCGTGACGCGCTGGCGCGTGTCAGTGCGCAACAGGCAAAACTTAACGCAGTAAAACAGCGTTATCAGGCCGGAAAGGAACTGGCCGGAAATATGGCCTCAGTGGGCGCTGCCGGTGTGGGGATTGCGGCGGCGGGAACGATGGCCGGTGTTAAGCTACTGATGCCCGGTTATGAGTTTGCGCAGAAAAACTCAGAATTGCAGGCCGTGCTCGGTGTGGCAAAAGACTCCGCCGAAATGGCTGCACTACGCAAGCAGGCGCGCCAGCTCGGCGACAACACCGCCGCTTCGGCGGATGATGCTGCCGGTGCACAGATTATTATCGCGAAAGCCGGTGGGGATGTTGATGCCATTCAGGCGGCAACGCCGGTCACGCTGAACATGGCGCTGGCGAACCGCCGCACGATGGAAGAAAACGCCGCCCTGCTGATGGGGATGAAATCCGCCTTTCAGCTTTCAAACGATAAGGTCGCTCATATCGGGGATGTTCTCTCCATGACGATGAACAAAACCGCCGCCGATTTTGACGGTATGAGCGATGCGCTGACCTATGCCGCACCAGTGGCAAAAAATGCCGGTGTCAGCATTGAAGAAACCGCCGCAATGGTCGGGGCGCTGCATGATGCAAAAATTACCGGTTCAATGGCGGGGACGGGAAGCCGTGCCGTGTTAAGTCGCCTGCAGGCACCAACGGGAAAAGCATGGGATGCACTCAAAGAACTTGGCGTGAAAACCTCAGACAGCAAGGGAAACACCCGACCAGTATTTACCATTCTGAAAGAAATGCAGGCCAGTTTTGAGAAAAACCGGCTCGGTACTGCCCAGCAGGCTGAATACATGAAAACTATTTTCGGGGAGGAGGCCAGCTCAGCCGCCGCCGTGCTGATGACTGCCGCCTCAACCGGAAAGCTGGACAAACTGACCGCTGCGTTTAAAGCCTCAGACGGGAAGACCTCAGAGCTGGTAAATATCATGCAGGACAACCTCGGCGGTGACTTTAAGGAGTTTCAGTCCGCTTATGAGGCGGTGGGGACTGACCTGTTTGACCAGCAGGAAGGCGCACTGCGTAAGCTCACACAGACGGCCACAAAGTATGTGTTAAAACTCGACGGCTGGATACAGAAAAACAAATCACTGGCGTCAACCATTGGCCTCATTGCCGGTGGCGCGCTGGCGCTTACTGGCATCATCGGTGCCATTGGTCTTGTAGCCTGGCCGGTTATCACCGGCATCAATGCCATCATCGCGGCAGCAGGCGCAATGGGGGCAATCTTCACGACGGTTGGCAGTGCCGTTATGACGGCCATCGGGGCGATTAGCTGGCCGGTTGTGGCCGTGGTGGCCGCTATTGTCGCCGGGGCGTTACTTATCCGTAAATACTGGGAGCCTGTCAGCGCATTCTTTGGCGGTGTGGTTGAAGGGCTGAAAGCGGCATTTGCGCCGGTGGGGGAACTGTTCACGCCACTTAAGCCGCTGTTTGACTGGCTGGGTGAAAAGTTACAGGCCGCGTGGCAGTGGTTTAAAAACCTGATTGCCCCGGTTAAAGCCACCCAGGACACACTGAACCGTTGCCGTGACACGGGCGTCATGTTCGGGCAGGCACTGGCTGACGCGCTGATGCTGCCGCTTAATGCGTTCAACAAACTGCGCAGCGGTATTGACTGGGTACTGGAAAAACTCGGTGTTATCAACAAAGAGTCAGACACACTTGACCAGACCGCCGCAAGGACTCATGCCGCCACGTATGGCACCGGTGGTTATATTCCGGCGACCAGCTCTTATGCAGGCTATCAGGCTTATCAGCCAGTCACGGCACCGGCTGGCCGCTCTTATGTGGACCAGAGTAAAAACGAATATCACATCAGCCTGACGGGTGGTACTGCGCCGGGGACACAGCTTGACCGCCAGTTACAGGATGCGCTCGAAAAATACGAGCGGGATAAACGTGCGCGCGCCCGTGCCAGCATGATGCATGACGGTTAAGGAGGTGACGAAAAATGATGCTCGCGTTAGGTATGTTTGTTTTTATGCGCCAGACGCTGCCACACCAGACCATGCAGCGTGAATCGGATTATCGCTGGCCGTCAAATTCCCGTATCGGTAAACGGGATGCCTTTCAGTTTCTCGGTGTGGGTGAGGAAAACATCACGCTGGCCGGTGTGCTTTATCCCGAACTGACCGGCGGAAAGCTGACGATGACCACGCTCAGACTGATGGCAGAGGAAGGCCGGGCGTGGCCGTTGCTGGATGGCACCGGCATGATTTACGGCATGTATGTCATCAGCAGGGTGAGTGAAACAGGGAGTATTTTCTTTGCAGACGGCACACCCCGGAAAATTGATTTTACGCTGTCGCTCACCCGCGTTGATGAATCACTGGCCGCGCTTTATGGCGATATCGGTAAACAGGCGGAATCGCTCATCGGTAAGGCTGGCAGTATGGAGACCAGATTCACGGGTATGACGGGGGCGGGATAATGCTGGATACGCTGACATTTGATGCAGGCAGTACGCTGACGCCGGATTACATGCTGATGCTCGACAGCAGGGATATTACCGGCAATATCAGCGACCGTCTGATGAGCATGACCCTGACGGATAACCGGGGCTTTGAGGCTGACCAGCTTGATATTGAACTGAACGATGCCGACGGGCAGGTCGGGCTGCCGGTTCGTGGCGCTGTCCTGACGGTGTATATCGGCTGGAAAGGTTTTGCCCTGGTATGCAAAGGGAAATTTACCGTTGATGAGGTTGAACACCGGGGCGCACCGGATGTGGTCACCATCCGTGCCCGGAGTGCAGATTTTCGCGGGACGCTCAATTCCCGCCGGGAAGGCTCATGGCATGACACCACGCTCGGTGCGATTGTTGAGGCGATAGCCTCCCGTAACAGGCTGGAAGCCAGTGTCGCTCCGTCACTGGCCGGAATTAAAATCCCGCACATCGACCAGTCGCAGGAGTCTGATGCGAAATTTCTGACCCGTCTTGCAGAACGCAACGGCGGTGAGGTGTCGGTAAAAATGGGAAAACTGCTGTTTCTCAAAGCGGGGCTGGGGGTGACGGCCAGCGGTAAAAAAATCCCGCAGATTACCATAACCCGCAGCGACGGCGACCGTCATCATTTTGCGATTGCTGACCGTGGAGCCTATACCGGCGTAACGGCAAAGTGGTTACACACCAAAGACCCGAAGCCACAAAAGCAGAAGGTAAAACTGAAACGCAAAAAGAAAGAGAAACACCTGCGCGCACTGGAGCACCCGAAAGCGAAACCAGTCACGCAGAAGAAAGCGCCAAAAGTACCGGAAGCGCGCGAAGGTGAATACATGGCTGGTGAGGCTGACAACGTTTTTGCCCTGACCACGGTATATGCCACGAAAGCGCAGGCCATGCGCGCCGCTCAGGCGAAGTGGGATAAGCTGCAACGGGGCGTTGCGGAGTTCTCCATCAGTCTGGCTACTGGTCGGGCAGATATTTACACGGAAACGCCGGTCAAAGTGTCAGGCTTTAAGCGCGTCATAGACGAGCAGGACTGGACAATCACTAAGGTGACACATTTTCTGAATAATAGCGGCTTCACGACGTCCTTGGAGCTTGAGGTCAGGCTTTCTGATGTGGAGTACGAAACAGAAGATGATGAGTGATGTTTTTGTTTTATCTGTTTGTTTTATAAGGATAAATTAACTAAAATGGCACCATCAACAAAACCGGAAGAGGTGCTCGCGATGTTTCATTGTCCTTTATGCCAGCATGCCGCACATGCGCGTACAAGTCGCTATATCACTGACACGACAAAAGAGCGTTATCACCAGTGCCAGAACGTGAATTGCAGCGCCACGTTCATCACTTATGAGTCGGTACAGCGATACATCGTGAAGCCGGGAGAAGTCCACGCCGTGAGGCCGCACCCCTTGCCGTCAGGGCAGCAAATTATGTGGATGTAATTACAAACAGAAAGCCCCTCAGTCGAGGGGCTTTTTTGTCGATGTGGTCAATGTGTGGACGTGACCAGAAATAAATCCTTTTATTTCAATTTGTTGTACGTAAAAAATAAGCCCGTGTAAGGGAGATTACACAGGCTAAGGAGGTGGTTCCTGGTACAGCTAGCATTTTATGGGTTATGTTTTTCAGCGAAACGGATGATAACCTTAATAAATGCAGCTGTATGTGATCGGTTTCTAAGAATTTTCCATCCGGGAAAAATAATCGAAATTAATCACTTACCGTGGGGATTACGCGTGGTTTCCCCGGAGAAATTACGCATCAGCAGCGCGTAATTGAGCTCAAGATCCTGCGGGACCGGGAGCCACACAGTATAACCATCGCCTGGTGCTATCGGCATAGCTTCGCCTTTGGCGTTTTCCATGTGCTCAAGGGTAAAATTAATGTTGCCTTGCGGCGTCATCAGCTCAAGGCTGTCGCCAACGGAGAATTTATTTTTCACCGCTACCGCCGCGAGGTCCCCCTTGCGCTCACCGGTAAACTCACCAACAAACTGCTGGCGGTCAGAAACTGAATAACCGTATTCGTAGTTCTGATAATCGTCGTGAGTATGACGACGCAGGAAACCTTCGGTATAGCCACGATGCGCTAGACCTTCCAGAGTTTCCAGCAGGCTGGTATCGAACGGTTTTCCCGCAGCGGCGTCATCGATAGCTTTGCGGTAAACCTGTGCGGTGCGTGCACAATAGTAGAAAGATTTGGTACGACCTTCGATTTTCAGCGAATGCACGCCCATTTTGGTCAGGCGTTCTACATGGGCGATGGCGCGCAGATCTTTCGAGTTCATGATGTAAGTGCCGTGCTCATCTTCAAACGCGGTCATATACTCGCCCGGACGCTGGGCCTCTTCGATCATAAACACTTTGTCGGTTGGTGCGCCGATACCCAGCGTCGGCTCAACATTTTGCACCGGAATCGGCTCGTACTTGTGTACGATGTTGCCAACATCATCTTCTTTCCCTTCCTGGACGTTGTACTCCCAGCGGCAGGCGTTGGTGCAGGTGCCCTGGTTCGGGTCGCGCTTGTTGATATAGCCAGAGAGCAGGCAGCGACCGGAGTAGGCCATGCACAGCGCGCCGTGAACGAAGATCTCGATCTCCATATCCGGCACCTGATTGCGGATCTCTTCAATCTCTTCCAGCGACAGCTCGCGAGAGAGGATCACGCGGGTCAGGCCCATTTGCTGCCAGAATTTCACCGTCGCCCAGTTCACGGCGTTAGCCTGCACCGAAAGGTGGATCGGCATTTCAGGGAAGTGCTCACGCACCAGCATAATCAGCCCTGGATCGGACATAATCAGCGCATCCGGCCCCATTTCCACCACCGGTTTCAGGTCACGGATAAAGGTTTTCAGCTTGGCGTTGTGCGGTGCAATGTTGACCACGACATAAAACTTTTTCCCCAGCGCGTGGGCTTCATTGATGCCGAGCTGAAGATTTTCGTGGTTGAATTCGTTGTTGCGCACACGCAGGGAATAACGCGGCTGGCCCGCATAAACAGCATCTGCGCCATAAGCGAAAGCGTAACGCATATTTTTCAGCGTTCCCGCCGGGGAAAGGAGTTCCGGTTTAAACAT